TCCCGAAAGACTGGAAAACATCACGGTCCATATGTATGGAACCGATTGCGTACCAGTGGGCCCAACAAGGGGTCCGTTTATGGATAGAACGTCAGATATCTGAAGGTATCCTTAAAAGACAAATAGTCCTTAAGGACCAAGGAGTTAACCAATACTATTCTAGAGTCGGATCAATGACCCGCCTTTTAGATACTATTGATCTATCCTCCGCTTCGGATAGCGTTTCGTGGGATCTTGTTTCCAAGATCTTCCCCGCCAAGATACTAAAATATCTTGCCGGAACGCGAACGCGAGTGGTCGAAGCTCCTAATGGTGAGTTTATTTCCATTAAGAAATACGCTCCTATGGGCAGCGCATTGTGCTTCCCCGTACAATCGATCATATATTCAGCTATATGTATTTATGCTGGAATATGTGTTGTACATGGCTACGACTGGGAGGAGATCATTCCGAATTTTAAGGATAATGTCAAAAGCCTATATCAATGGTCTTTTGGCCTTGATCCCTATGATCGGAATCCTCTTCTTCCTTTCTTATGTTATGGCGACGATATCGTAACAGATAATGCTACGACGTCAACCGTCATACGAGCGCTTCAATCCCTTGGTTTTGTGGTCAATGAAGATAAATCTTTTATTGGCCAAGCTAGCTATAGAGAGTCATGTGGTGAGCACTATTTTAATGGTGCTCCAGTGACTCCCTATTACTTCAAGGTCAAGAGGGTTGGCGACCGGTTGTCGATTGAAAGTCTTGCTGGTGTTATCGAACACGCTAACAAGGCAGGTCAGTATGGGTACATTAACTTACGTAAATGTCTCATACAATTCGCTCTCCGTTACCCTATAATTGGGGTAAAAGAGAGACCTGGGGGAAATCCGATTCTCTTTTCGAGAGATTCGGATGACTCCTTTTCAATCTTATGCGATAATCCTCGTAATACTCATTTGAGGATGAGATACTACGATCCGGAGCATCCTAGAGAGGATACTTCGTCATTCTACCAACGCGATGAGGTAGAAAGTATCGCTATTCGGCCGCTGAGAGGGCTAGAGCAGTCAAAGAAATTTGACAACTATAGGCTCTTAAAGTGGTGGCGCTCGCGATATACTGACCCGGGGACTGATCCAATGGGATCAGGGGCCAGTACAGCCGACACGCGTGGAACCGCGTTAGAGTGGCGCTGGACGCGCCACTCTTAACAAATCCGAGTAGGGGTTGTTCCTTATAGGGACTTCGACACTGAAC